GCACCTGCCTGCCGCTGCAGTGAAGCGCGGGCATAAGTCGCTTAAGACTATTAATCCAGAGCTCTTATATAACCTCGAGGACCTGAAGAAAAACCACGGCCTGCTCACCGATGAGATATGGCACAGGGCCCTGACCAAGATCGGCGAGGATCAACGTGATTACCTTATCGCTGTGCTAAAGCGCGGCGCGAAACTTGGCTCACGGCCCCCGATTCAACTGTCCACGATCCACGGAGCAAAGGGCGGCGAGGCTGACAATGTTCTACTGCTCACGGACCTCAGTCCAAAATTTGCAAAAGATTATGCGAAAAACGCCGATGACATAAACCGACTGCTTTATGTAGGCGTCACGCGAACCAAACACGCGCTGCACATAGTGCTACCAAAAAACGAAGAGAAAGGATTTAGATTTTGAATAAGACAGCGTCAATGTTTCCTAGTGTTAGCGAATGGCTACCTCCCCAAAACTTTCCAGACTTGTCGGGCGCTAAAGAAATAGCTATCGACCTCGAGACCTGCGATCCGAACATGGAAAAGTTCGGGCCCGGTTGGCCACGCAACGACGGGTTTATCGTCGGGTATGCGGTGGCCGTGGACGGGTGGTGCGGGTATTACCCCATCGCGCACCAAGGCGGCGGTAACCTCGATAAGCGGATTGTAGAATCATGGATCAAGGACATACTGCTCTTGCCATGCCCTAAGGTTATGCACAACGCAGCGTACGACCTTGGGTGGCTACTGGCCTCAGGCTTTGAGGTTAAGGGCAAGATCATCGATACGATGATTGCGGCAGGCCTCGTCGATGAGAACCGCTTCAGCTTTGCGCTTAACTCTCTCGGCTTTGACATGCTCAAAGAGGTAAAGTCAGAAGAGGCACTTAAGCAAGCAGCGGCAGACTTCGGCGTACATCCCAAGAAAGAGCTCTGGAAACTGCCTGCAATGTACGTCGGCGCGTACGGGGAACAGGATGCCGCGCTTACGTTGAAGTTATGGCATCACCTCGAGACCATGTTGCGCTCAGAAGAAGTCGAGTCAATCTTCGAGCTCGAGACCAAGATGCTCCCCATCCTGACCAATATCACCCGTAAGGGCATACGCTTTGACCGACCTAAGGCTGAGGAGCTCATTGAGAAGCTTAAAAAAGACGAGCAGAAACTGCTCGCCGGTATCCAGAAAGAGGCGGGCGTACCCGTCGACATGTGGGCCGCTGCGAGTATCGCTAAGGCGTTTGACAAGCTAGGCATAGACTATCCGTCAACTGCCACGGGCCAACCGAGCTTTACGCGCTCATTCTTAGAGGGGTGCGATCATAAGCTTGCCAAGGCCATCGTTGCGGCGCGTGAGATAAATAAGACACACAACACGTTCCTGCAGCCCTACCTCGAGGCAAGTGAGTCCGACGGGCGGATTCATTCCCACATAAACCAACTGCGCGGTGAAGGCGGCGGCACGGTTACCGGCCGACTGTCCATGAACCAACCGAACCTACAGCAGGTGCCTGCACGTCATCCTGTAATTGGTCCAATGGTCCGCAGCCTGTTCCTGCCTGAAGAGGGAGAGCTATGGGCCGCTAACGACTTCAGCTCACAGGAGCCGCGCCTGCTCGTACACTACGCAAGCATGCTGCAACTGCAGGGCGCCGAGACAATGGCCGACGCATACAACGAAGACCCTGACACTGACTTTCACCAAATGGTTGCCGACATGGCAGGTATCTCACGTAAGCAGGCGAAGACTATCGGGCTCGGGCTGATGTACGGCATGGGAAAAGGCAAGCTAGCGGTACAACTGGACCTCGAGGCGGACGAGGCCGGCGAGCTAATCCAGACATTCCACTCAAAGGTCCCGTTCCTGAAAGGCACGATCAGCGCCGTACAGAAGCGAATCGAGTACCCCGCCTCGGGCGGTTCGATTCGTACCCTGCTAGGCCGAAAATGCCGGTTCCCACTGTGGGAGCCCATGCAGTGGGGCATCAATAAGGCCCTTCCGTACGAAGAAGCTTACGCAAAATACGGCGCACGTATCCGCCGGGCGATGACGTACAAAGGCCTTAACCGGTTAATCCAAGGCAGCGCCGCAGACCAGACCAAGGCTGCAATGCTCAAGCTGCATGAAGCAGGCTACAACATCCTTCTGCAGGTCCATGACGAGGTTGCGCTGAGTGTAAAGAATCGTGAAGAGGCCGAGGCGGCCGCTGAAATCATGCGCGATGCGGTGCAATTAGAGGTGCCCAGTAAGGTTGATGTTGAGATTGGTCCCTCATGGGGAGAAGCAGAGTAGATTTGTATCATAAATTAAGCTAGTCTTATGATACATTCACAGAAAGGAGACTTGAATGAGCGAAGGCAATCCTAAAAAAGCCCGTGCTAAACGGCGTCGAGGGGGTATCCCCGGCGCTACGTACAAGCGGCCTGCGTCGCCTCGCGCGCGCACCAAACCATGGCTCACGGTCATAATCAGAGCCGAACACTACGCAATGCTCAGGGAGCTCGGAAAGTATTATCGCGTGCCCATCGGGAAGATGGCGTCGTCGTTAATCTTGAACCGATTCCTGACTCTTTTACGAGAAAGCGATCCAGAAGCCGCAAAGCAATTAGAAGAGGAGCACCGTAGTGATAAAGACATTTCAGACATCCTTGACCTTGGACGTTGAGGTAGAGTACGACATGCTTCCTGCAGAGTTCGGATTACCCGAACAGGTAGACATCACTGCAGTTAACCTGATGGTAGTAGGAAAGGGAGGCAGACGTCGCAAAGTAAACTTAGTCGACTCTCTCGACGAGTCGGAAATCATGAGGCTTGAAGATGATACAGGAGAATGAAGTGGCCGTTTATAAGATAGGACCCAACTGGTACAAAGCGATGGTAACCGTAAACAAGACCAAGCACACGTTCTTTGGTTATTCCAGAGAAGAAGTGCAGGGCCGAGCGTTACGCGAGCTCGAGAAGAAGGGGGCATTTAAATCATGAGCGATTTTGTGCTGATCTTCGATTACAAGGTGGCCGGAATCCCGTGCCAGATCGGTGTGCTAGACTATGAGTATTACCCGCCAGTGTCGGCAGACCCCCGCCAGTGCCACAGTGATCTTGAATTCTACGGATATTCAGAGGCTGACTATGTGGTCCTAGATCGTCGTGGGCGGCCGGCAGAGTGGCTGCAACGTAAGCTCATTGACGATTCAGACATCCTTGAAGAAATTCACGATAGGTTTAAGAGAAGATATGATTTTTAAGAGACTAAAAGCCCTGCTATTGGGCCAGAAGCCGCTAGACGACGAGGAGATTCTTCTTGTCTATATGGAAGCGGCCAAGCAAATGAAGACCGCGGACCTGTTTGCTAAGGACTTTGTACGCCTTGTAGAGGCAAAGCATGGCATCGTCGGCAAGTATAAAGTGGAGCCGATGCGTTATGACTGATGACCTAAGCCGCAAGCCTTGCACCTGTGGCAAAGAAATGGTGGAGATAATCGGCTTTTCGGAGCCTGATGAGCACAGGCAGGAACGCTATCCAATACGAAAAGGATGGTTTTGTTTTGACTGCAGGCACTGGGAAGATGCTATCCTAAGGGAAAGGACGGTGGATATTTCGAGGTGGTTGAAGCGATGAAATCCTTTGAAGATTTTAGTGAGTCAGTAGTAGACCTGTACGACGCCATACAGGCCGCTGTAGAGCACGTTGAAGACAATCAGGACGTAACCTACCCAGAGCTCATGTGCGTGCTCAGCTCGCTGCTATGCAACGCTGCCGTGGAGGTTGGCATGAGCCGCGAAGAGTTCATGATCACCATGCGATTAAATTTTGACCATGCCGATAATTCGTCTGTACCTGCAAGTGAAATAGTTCATTAAAATAGTAAAAAGTAGTTGCACGTAGTCTCGATATATGAGACGATGTGTTTGTCGGGTTGGCCGACACCATACAGGAGACAGACATGGTAATTCACAACACAGATCAAGGTCCTGTCATAGAGACTAGCAACCCCTCGAGGCCTTTTAGAATCTGTAAGGATGGGCGCATTCGCTCATTCAAGACCCTTGATGCAGCGATCAAGGCTCAAGAGAAAAACATTAAATCAATTCATGCAGACGTTAAGGCACTGCGAGAATCAGGAATAGCTTGCTAGATAATCAACCCATACAGGAGAATGAACATGGCTTTTAACCTCGCACAAATCATGAACTCACGCTACGGCGGCAGCAAGCTTTCTGCGTCGTACGGCAAAGAAGACATTACTCTGGACCTCGCAAGCGCCGGAGTCGAGCTGCCCAAGCACTACGCTACTCACGAGCCCAACGAACAGCGACCCCTGTACAAGTTTGTTTACCGACCGCAGTTCGGGTATCACCTCGAGCCCGTAGAGCGCCCTGAGGGCGTTGTAGGGCCTATGTTCGACGGTGTCTATGCCGTAGTGCCGTCAACGGTCATAAGGGCCCTAGAGAAAATTGTAGGGGAGCGAGTCCCTGACGCGATGAGGGTCATGGATCGCTTCGAAACTCAAGAGATGTACGATTTCTTGAGTAGGTAGAAAAAAGTATAAAAAAGTAGTTGCAAATGGTCTCGTAGTATGAGACCATTCTCTTGTCGGGTTGGCCGACACCATACAGGAGAAAGAGATGATTGATTTAGTTAAAGAAGTTCGAGAGTATGCCGAAGCGAATTACGAAAAAGGCGGATGGGATTATATTGTTGAGTGTTGGTCAGACGAGGATATTGCAGAGGCAATCGTAGGAGCAAAGTCTAAGTTGGGAGCAATACGTAAGCTATCACGTATTGTGAAAGTTTTTGCAGATCGTCAGGCGGAAGCAGATTCTTATAGGGATTATTAGCCTTTAATCACGGCTCCTTCGGGGGCCACATACAGGAGAAAGAGATGATTGATTTTATTGGGTTTGTTGATTACGTCATGGATTTTTACGGTCCCGGCGGTGTTTATGATTTCGGCGCTAAGAAAGCCGATGTGGCGATTGCTACTTGTTACGTGATGAACAAGGGCGATATTCCTTTCGATGGCGACTCTATTGATAGAGAGCGCGTCAGGGATGTTTTGCTTGACAAAAAATACTTCAACTACGAGTGGAGGAATGCAGCCTAATGGCAAAGTACAACAAAGAAGCCGTGGACAAGGCCATTAAGAAAGACCCACGGATCAAGGCCAAAGAAGCTAAGTTAATCCATCGATTATTAAAAGGTAGGAGTAGTAAAAAGTAGTTGCACTTATCGCTCAGTGTGTTAGTATTACGTTGTAGTTTTAATTAACCGATACAGGAGAAAGAAAATGTCAGCCTATCTATGCAACCCCGAAGACTTCGCCCTGCTTGCAGCGTACGCCCTCAAGCCCGGCGCGCCACGTCACTTCGTCAACCTTGCCAAGAAAGAGTACATCGCCGTCGAGAACGCGGCCGACATCGCTCTGATACTTGCCAAGGAAAACATCAACTCTCTCGAGGCGCTCTATCCCAAGTACGGTCCTGCCGGTGGGTTCCTCTGCGGCACTCTCGAAGAGTTCCTAGCCGAGGTCAAACTCGCTGCTGCTAAGCGTTATGACTACCACGATCTTGTTGAGGTTAAAAAGGTCCTATTCTGCTACGACTATCAGGCCTGCGAACACCCTGACTACCTAAAGTCAGACGCCTACAACCTAGTGTTAGGACTCAAGGATCAGTTGCTCAGAGACTTTGCTGATCGATACGAATTCATAAAAGAGGCTGCGTAATGAAAGTAAATGTTTTACTGGCTAAATTGATCGCCCGTGTTTACCACGCGGGCGACACCGACCGAGCCGGTGTTGATTACTACAAAGGTCACTTGACCAATGTAGCCAAAGCCGTCAAGGCCAAAGGTCACGACCCTACTGTTATTGCCGTTGCTTACTTGCACGACGTCGTCGAAGACACTGCCGCTACTGTGGGCATGCTTCGAAAGTTGTTCGGCAACGAGATTGCCGACGCTGTTGCTGTTCTGACTAGGGCTCCCGGTGAGCCCTACATGGACTACGTGATGAAGGTAAAGAAAAGCGGCAATGCCATCGCTAGAGCGGTAAAGATAGCGGACCTTGAAGACCACTTAGTCGACACAACTGCTATCCCTGACGAGCTCATCAAAAGGTACAGGAAAGCGCTTAAGTTAATTGCGTGATACAGGAGAAATAGTTTGTTAATCAAATCTTATCTTGTCTTAGCCGTTCTGGTTGTAGCTTTTGGGCTCGCCGGCAACGCTGATAAAGAGGAAGCCGAGCGCCACGCTGAGCAATATTGTGAGTTCGTGGCAGACGGGACATGGCCCGACTATGACCCTTCAATTAACTGTGAGGAGTAAAAATGAAGATCGAAAAAAATGTTCCATTGCCCGAGTCTACTCGCGCACGTAAATACCCGTTCCTTGACATGGACATTGGCGACAGCGTTTACTTCGAGGATGAAACGATCAACGGCCGCGCTTACCGCGCAGCTATGACCACTGGCCGACGTTGGAATCAAAAGTTCGTCGCCCGTAAAGAGAACGAAGGCATCCGCATTTGGAGAGCAGAATGACAGAGCACGAAAAAGATATTCAGGAAATGGCCGCCGAGCATTTTGATTTAATGAAGCTCGTCGACAAGATTAAAATTATCGACGCCCTGAAACATGCTCTCGATGATCCTGATAAAACCATTAAAGACTTAGTCGAGCTCAACTACGAAGCTCGTGTCTCTGCTTTTAAACTGGGAAGGCCTGATGCTGAGAAAATTAACTGAGCTTAACGTCGGACTGATCGAAGACGATCCGGTCCGCTCGCCCTTTCTATTCGGTGATGCACGTCGCCGATTTCAAGAGCCCTTCTTGGTGTACGGGTGGATCGAGGACGAAGACATACAGGCCGTGGCCTGTTTAGCCTTTGCCGAGTTCCTGCCCGAAACCGAAGCGGACCTGATCACCATCGCTAACGATACGATAGCCGGTGACATCATCGTTCCCTACTCGCTGTGGTCCTATAAACAAGGTGCGGGTAGTAAACTGATTCAAGCTCTGCTTGAATTGGCATCCAAGACTCACGAACCACGGGTCATAACTATGTCACCTAAAACCAAGATGGCAGAAAGATTCCACACGAAAAACGGCGCAGTGACTCTTTCAGTTAATGAAGAGTCGGTCAATTATGCGTACCCATTATGAGAGCAGTTACATGATGACAAAGATCGACGTTCCAACGCCAAAGGATAAAGAGAAACTCCGCGAAGAAATTAAAAGGCAGACCAAAGAGTTTCTCGCTAAGGGCGGAACGATAACTAAACTCGCAGCCGGTGAGAGTGCTCACAAAGGCGACATCAATTATCTAATAAGACCAGAAGGATCGATCTATGGGAAAGGGTAGCAAGCAACGCCCACTTAGCGTGAGCAAAGAAAAGTTCGACGAGAATTTTGACCGAATATTCGGGAATAAAAAAGAAACCGTCACGGTCAGCGTATCGGGGACCACGGGCCAAGGTCACACCTTAAGCTCGAAGAATTTATCCGTAACCATTACACCTAAATAATTATGACGATTATTTTTGATAAGTTTAAAGACGCGCTCGAAGAGGCTAAGTGGTGCGCCGATGATGAGCGCGTACGTCAATTTATTTTTCTGCTGAAGGATGGCAGATACAAGGTAACTCCAAAGTACAACAGCCTGCGACCAAAACAGGCCGTCGTTGAAGTTGGAATCACCCCACGAAAATACAGTCAACGCAGGTTGGGGCAAAAATGAAAACACGAATACACGTCAATCAGCACCACATCCGCGCCAACGCTAAGGGTGCTGACCTTCCCGTGCTTACGGTTAAGACCTACAAAGAAAATCGCAAGTGTAATCGGGTCTCGATTCAGGGCCCAAGCACCGTAGTTTACAGCCCCGAAAAACCGCTTTCTTGCGGGGCGAAGGTGTGGATTGAAACAGAAGCCGAGGTGACGGTAGACGAAGAGCCGCCTGCTGCTAAAGATCTCGAAGAAATATTTTTTCTTATAAAAACCACAACTACCGCGTTAAACGCGCTGGCCCTTGCGGGTAGAAGATTAGACGCTGATGAGCTTGCCGAAATTACGGAAGAAGCGGACGCTGTAGCTTTAATCGCTGAGCGTTTTTATGGTATTGACGTAGATTTCAGCGAGCAGTTGTCCAAGATAAAAATAAGGGTTGACGAACCCCGGAAGTTTAGCGAATGGGTGCTTGGAGAGGAAAAACCGGCAGACTGGCCGGAGGAGAAATAAATGTACGAGTACAACTGTAAGATTGTGAGGGTAATAGATGGTGACTCAATCGTCGTTGATATTGATCTTGGCTTTGATACTTGGCGTCGTGGTGAGCGTATTCGTCTTTACGGCGTGGATACTCCCGAGTGCCGCTCGAGAAGCGCTATCGAAAAAAAGGCGGGGCTACTTGCCAAAGGATTCGTGATGCAGATGCTGCACGAAGGCGGCACCTACAAGCTCACCACGAAAGAGAAAGGAAAATTCGGCCGGTACCTTGGCACGATCAAGATCGACGGCGAGCTCACGATTAATGCAGCGTTGATCACAGAAAACCTCGCGGTCCCGTACAGCGGACAGAACAAAAAAGAAATCGAAGCCGCGCACAAAGCTAACTACAAAATTTTAAAAGAAAGGGGAATGCTATGACGCACGATGAATACAAAATCTTACTCACCACGGTCTCGGCCGTGGCCCTGCACGCACTGCTTGCAAAACACAGTCGCTCTACGGACCAACTGGCCAGAGAGGCGGTGGTAGTTGCTGAGCAACTGCTCGACGAAGTCGAAGCATCAATCGAGCACCGCTGATGTTTACCTCCGCTCTGATGTGTCTCGCTACCGCGATCTACTTCGAGGCACGCAACCAAGACCTGCAGGGTCAGCTCGCCGTGGCACAGGTGGTGCTCGAGCGAGTCTACGATCCACGCTTTCCCGACACTGTTTGTGGTGTTGTCACCGCCGGCGGCGAGACCCGGCACCGCTGCGCCTTTTCGTTCTACTGCGACGGCCTGCCCGACACGCCTACCGACCAAAGAGCCTTTCTAGTGGCTAAATGGATCGCTTCAGGGGCCATGGGAGGCTTCATAAGCGACGTTACAGGCTACGCAACCCATTACCATGCCTACTACGTACAGCCCGACTGGGCGCGTTATATGCGGCCCACGGCCGTCATTGGGGACCACATATTCTACCGGGATGTGCCGAGCGACGAGGACCACGGGCCATGGGATACTTGGGAGTAAAAATAAGTAAAAAAAAGTGGTTCCCAGGTATTGTTTTGTTCCCTGGATGTGCTACTATTCGTTTGTAGGTTAGTTAATCAATACAGGAGACAGACATGATCAAAGTTACTTATTACCAAGTCCAAGCTTATCATCCTAACAACTGGGAAAGCGGCGAGTGGAAACCTGCTAACCAATGCAAGTGGGAATGGGTGGGGTGCGAAAGAAACAAGTTCACTGATCTTGCCGAGGCGGAGGAGTGCTTAGCCAAGGAAGAGGCAGAGTGGTGTAAGTTCCTCGCCGAAACAAATCCTGAGGGTGAAGAGGCCATTGCCCACATCGCCGCTCTCAAGGCTAAGAAGGCCTACAGGATCGTCGAGGACGTTGTCGAATATAAGTACGCTTGCCACTATATGTACACTGATGTCGACGCCTATGAGATCGTTAAGGTGATCAGCGACAAGACTATCGAAGTCAGGAAGATGGATAGTGAACACAACATCGCTCACCTGAAGCAGTACGTCGGCGGTTTCTTCGGACATGTGGCCAACCAGAGGGACCAGAAAGTCACTTACGCAAGCAATCCCGATAACGGAGTGATCAGGATCAGGAAGAAGAAAAACGGCGACTGGGGATACAAGGGCTTAAGGTTCGGCCTGAGCGAAAAGCCTTACGCCTTCTACGATTTCAACTTCTAATCAACCGGCCCCTTCGGGGGCCAACCCTCAAAAAACTGCACATAATTTTGTCCATGGCCTGTAAGCTGTTGAATTTATTAAGGTAAAAATAAGTAGAAAAAAGTGGTCGAAAGTGTTGTTTTTTAGAATTAGATCGATTAAGCTGTAGTTGTTGTCGGGGAGTGGCCCCGCCGGATACAGGAGAAGGACATGATCAAACTCATTAAAAAACAAGACGCAGAATGGCTCGGAAACGGACTGGGTAACCAAGCAGCGCAATGGGTAGTAAAAGGCGCCGAGCATATTGAATTATGGAAAGGTTCAACCGAGTGGAATATTACTAACACTCAAACAGGCGAAAGAATCGGTAGATGGTTAGACACTCGCGCCATGGCAGTTACATTACTCGAGGCTCTTGTAGCTGAAGGCGAACTTTCAATCTAACCAACCCCATACAGGAGAAAGACATGCTGAAAATCATCGCTAACGCTGAGTACCGCCCCGGTGCACCAAACTCAACTCCTAAGGCTTACCAGAAGAAAGCACAGAAGCTCTTCGCTGAGCTCGGTGAGAATGTCGAAATCGTCAAGATCAAGTGCAACTACAACAGCAAAAAATACCACCTGTTCGCTTTCGGTGAAGACGTCAGCAAGCCCCTCTACCGACAGCAGGGCCGAATCGAGGTCAGCGAGAAACAGCGCGCTCTCCACGGACCTGACTACATGGATGGTGCGGATCACTTCTACGCCGTTTGGTCTGACTGGCAAGATGGCACTGGCTACACTGAGTACCAAGCTCAGGCCCAAGCCGCTATCAAAAAACACCGTCAAGAGAAGCAGGCCAAGGAGGCACGGCCTGCAGTCGGCCGCCGGGTAGAATTCTGGGCCAACCAAGCTTGGAGAGAGGGCGAAGTCCTAGCGACTATCGAGGACCGCGCCCTAATCGCCTACCGCATGCCTGCCGGTGCTGTGTACATGGTCATAGTGGCTCACGATCCCAACACAGGAGCCTCTGAGCGACAATGGCGGCACAATACTAGCTGCGTCCGGGGTTACCGTTACGGCAGCTACAAATCAATCTCAGCCAACGCCCTGAAGAAAAACGCCAAGTGGCTTGCTGAGGTCCAGAAGGTAGAAGGCTTTGAGGAGGGGAACGTGGACCAAGGTCTCGAGTATCTTGGGGAGGACCTAGAATAAAATTGAAACAATTTAAAACCAATTAAATAGAAAAAAGTAGTGAAAAGTAGTTGACCGTAACCCTGACTTCGAGTATTCTACAGTTGTTGTCGGGGAGGGGCCCCGACCAGATACAGGAGAAAGACCATGGAAAACATTAAAAACAAAATCGAGCCTTACAACTTCGACGACGAAAATCCAGTCGTAGCTACTTTCCTAAATGCCGAGGGTGAAGTAATCGGCGAAATGCGAAGGAACGATACTTGCGAGTATGAAGGTGGTAGCTTCTGCGTCGGCCTGCTTTACGAGTACGACTAACCACGGACCACGGCCCCTACGGGGGCCCCATACAGGAGAAAGCCCATGGCTTTTAACATCGCAAAATTCAAAACTGCCCTTGGCAAGAAACGCTTTGCCAAGATCGCCGACATCCTCGACGACGGCCAAGTGGTTGAGGTAGAGCTTTACAATGGTTGTTATGATTTCTGGGAGTATGCTTACGACGAATATACTTTCGCCGAAATCGTTGCCCACGCCAAGCAATTCATTGATGACGACGGCTTTGGTGGAGCCGGCCAAGACTAACCAACCCCATACAGGAGACAGACATGAAAATTATCGAGACACTTCAGATTGGTGACAATGGTGATGGTACTTACAAGGTGTGGAGTAAAAGCCACGATGAAGTTTGGGGCTGTAACTCTTATGCAGAAGCGTTAAAGATACTTGAACAATGCGTTTGGGGTATTCAGGATGTATACAATGATGCCGTTGTTGAAAGCGAAGCATCACGCGCAGGTTGGTACGATTAGTTAATCCGCCGCGATTCGGGCCCTAATCGAGGCCCGAATCCAGTAAACGACACCTCTTCATCAATACAGGAGACAGACATGAAAGCGACAATCAAAAATCTCAACGCCTACATACAGGCACGTTACCCAGACCTCGACCTCGAGTTCGTCAAAGGAGAAGGCTATTTCTATTTCGCCGGCGACCCCTACGTCGAGTCAATCTACGTCTACGCACTCAACCAGTGTGGCTATGACAAGTGGTGCGAAATGATCGACGGAGCGCTCGAGAGAGCGTTCAAAACGGAGGAAATGGCACTGGGTTTCTGACGTTAATTTCTACATTACGTTGCATTACGTTACCGGAAACTACACCCGTTTTTGGCCATTACACTGAATTTTGACGTAATGAGGCGTAATGGCAACGGGGTGAATGCCTGAAAGGCCCGTGGAGAGCGGCTTTCAGGCGTTTTTGCATGGAAATAGGGGTGAAGGTATTACGGCGAGATTTTCGTTGCTGTAAGGGCCTGTATGGCGCTCTAGGCCTTATTTTATGCGGGTTCGAGTGGCATGGACCACGGACCACGGGTCAGATTGAAGGAAAAGCCCTTATAGAGGTGTAATCTGAAAAAAAAGAGTTTTATTTTTTTATGTACGTATAACACCTCTATAGACGTAATGGTGTAGATGTTATTTAAAATCAATAGCTTATCTATTACGTTAGTATTACGTCTATGTTTTAACAGACGTAATGGTGTAATGATGTAAATTTTAGATTCATCGCGCGCGGTCTATTTCAGTAGTGAAAAATATTTTTTTGTAGATTACACCTCTATAGAAGCGTTGAATTTGACTGTAAACACCCCTATAGAGTACATTCCCTGCCCTAACACCCTTAGGAGGACCTGATGCCTAAACTCTACGACGAGCCCTGTACGACGACGGGGATAGTGCCCAAGCAGCACACCCTGTCAAAGCTTGTATCGGGACGAATCCAACGCTATCCATTCTCGGGCATGCTAGTCGGAGACTTTCTCGTTCTCATGAGCCCTGAGGACGCGCAGAAGGCCAGAAACGCCCTTAAGACATTCTACCGAAACGCTCGAAGTGTCGGCCGTAAGTTTACGGTACGGCCTAACCGAGAAGGCGTTTGGATTTGCAGGAGAGTCGCATGAGCAAGCGAATGAAAGAGCTGTTCAACACTGTGCCGGTGAAGTCGGCGAAAATGGACAAAATGGAAGAGCGTTTGGCGCAGCCGGTGAAACCTTTGAAGGAACAGGAGAACGCAGTCTCACCGCAGCAGTGGAAGTTCGTGCAAGAGCTCGTCGCAGGCGACGGGAGCGTTACTCTGAGAGAGGCAGCCATACGGGCAGGCTACCCTGAGAAAAACGCTCAGGCGCAAGCCAATAAGCTTACGAACCCAAAATACTACCCGCAGGTAGTCGCAGCGATCCAAGAGTATCGGCGTGAGCTATCTGCAAAGTACGTGACGAACTTCGACAGGCATATGCGCGATCTTCAGATCATTCGTGACGCCGCTTTGGACGCCGGCAACTACAGCGCCGCAGTAGCGGCCGAGTATCGTCGAGGCCAAGCACTAGGGACCATCTACATTGACCGCAAAGAAATCAGGCACGGCACTATCGACTCGATGAGCAAGGACGAAGTAAGGCGCAAGCTTGAAGAAATTAAAGCCCTATACGGCGCCCCGCCGCAGACTTTGATTGACGTCACGCCAGATGAGCTCGAGGAAAAGCCTAAAACGATGATTGAGGAGATGCGTGATGGCCAGAGGTCCAGAGAGTCTGTTGTACCAGAAAGTGAAGGAGAACTTGCCGAAATCGATGATCACGAGACTGGAGAGTCGGGTGGGACTGGGGATACCGGACTGCATAGTGGGGCTGCTCGGTCAGAGGTTCGTGATGATAGAGCTGAAGGTAGTGAAGAGCGGCCGCAGGGTGAAGTTGAGCCCGCACCAGATAGCTTTCAACCTGAGCCATGGGATGGAGGACCTGCCGGTATTCATCCTAGTGCTGCACCAGAAGACGGGCACGACGAAAGCCAGTGACGCTAAGCTGCTGCTTTACCACGGCCGCCAAAGCCAAGACCTCTACGGCCAAGGCGTCGACGCTGAGCCGCTTGCTTGGTGGCCTTACGACGACGTTGACTGGCATGAGCTGAGGTATAAGCTCATAAAGTAGCTGTCGCCCCCTTGACGAGTGGCCTCACGATAGCGTTAACTGGGAGGCGTTACGCGAGCAGTTGTCGCGTATGTAACTCCCTTGAGAAGTAACGTATTGGCCCGGCGCCCACACGCCGGGCCTTTTTTGTGTCACGAGTGGCGAATTTCGCCAACTATTGGTAAATCTCGCCACCTGCATCGTATGATGGCTGAGAGCTCGCAGGAGCGACGCTAGGCGTGAGCCTTCCTTACCCACTGCCTCGGAGAGAACGTGACGTGAGCGCCCTGTACGTAAACTAGGAAAGGGGGCTCGGGCAGGGCCGGCCCCGGTGGATTTCGGCCCGACCCCGCCCCTCGGCGCGTGGGCCATGACCCGAGGGTGACCATCCCCGAACCATGGCGAACACAAGATGTAGTGATTTGCGCGGTTCGCGGGCCTCGGAAACAGCTAAGTGCTTGATTTTAAACGAATCACTAATTCCGGTAATTATGATTACCGGAATTAGCGGGTCCCTTGGTGCCGATTCGGATCGTCAAACGAACGCTCGTTCGACGGGGGGCGCGAATCCCGGCCGCGGCGTCTGGCGGCGCCTCTTTAGCCCGATTTCGTATAAATAGTTTGGCCCAAAACAGTTTTGCCCTTTTTGTTTCACGTGGAACATCCTTGCAACCCACCCCCTTTTGTTTAAGAATCAAATCGCTCAAAATTTTTTTGCAAATTTTTTGAAAATGGGTTTTGCATGGAAGAGTACAACTACACCCAGTTAATACTGGCAATACTGAAATACACTCGAGGCCGATATAGCGTAGAAGAGGTCATGGAAACCGTGGCCTTTATCGAGACCTATGAGGAAGAAGAGCAAGAAGCTGCTATACTAAGCATAGTCAAACAGAAAGAAGAACAGGAACCACATGCTACCTAACGCTGCCCCTGAGGACATCGAAGCCGAACGTCTTCGACTAGAGTACCGCCTAGCTATGCTAGAGGGCCAAGAGAAAGCACAAAATACTTTTCTTGGTTTTTCACGCTACGTATGGCCTGAAGCCATCCTGTCTAGCCACCACGAAAAGATGGCCGCGGCGTTTGACCGTATTGCCAACGGCACGTTGAAGCGCTTGATTATCAACATGCCGCCTCGACACACGAAATCTGAATTTGCATCCTACTTGCTTCCGGCCTACATCATGGGCCGTCGTCCAAGCACCAAGATCATTCAGGCAACGCACACCGGCGAGCTCGCTGTCCGCTTCGGCCGTAAAGTGCGTAACCTCATGGACCTCGATAAATACAAAGAAGTATTTCCTGAAGTTGCCTTGAAGGCCGATAGTAAAGCCGCCGGAAGGTGGGACACTAACGATGGTGGTGAATATTTTGCCGTGGGCGTCGGAGGTGCAATGACGGGCCGCGGTGCGGACATGTTGATCATCGACGATCCCCACTCTGAGCAGGACGCGGCGTCTCAGCTAGCTCTGGACAATGCGTGGGACTGGTACACCTCTGGCCCTAGAACTCGATTGCAGCCGGGCGGCGCTATTGTTATTGTGATGACTAGGTGGGGAACCAAGGACCTAACGGCCCGACTACTCAAAGCTCAGTCTAACAGCAATGCGGACCAGTGGGAGGTTATCGAGTTTCCTGCCGTCTTCGATGAGGGCGAACCTAACGAACGTGCCCTTTGGCCGAGTTTCTGGCAACTTGACGAGTTGCGCGCGGTCCGTGCTTCTATGTCCATTCAGAAGTGGAACGCGATGTATCAGCAGCGGCCCACGGCGGATGAAGGCGCAATCCTGAAACGTGAGTGGTGGCGTGTCTGGGAAAAGGACTACATGCCGCGGCTCGAGTACATCATCCAATCCTACGATACTGCCTATTCGAAAAAGGAGACGGCGGACTTCTCTGTCATTACGACGTGGGGCGTTTTCTATCCGACCGAGGACGACGGACCAAGCATCTTGTTAATTGATGTGCGTAAGGGTCGTTGGGACTTTCCTGAACTCAAACGTATTGCCAAGGACCAGTATGACTACTGGCAGCCGGATAATGTGTTGATCGAGGCAAAGGCAACGGGGATCACGCTTCAGCAAGAACTGCGTAGGCTAGGTATTCCTGTCACCATGTATTCACCCGGCGGGCGCCGTGCAGGTCAGGACAAAGTCTCACGGGCCAACTCTGTTGCACCTATTCTCGAGTCCGGTATGGTCTGGGCACCTGAAACGCAGTGGGCGGAAGAGCTCATCGAAGAGTGTGCTGCATTCCCAAATGGCGACAACGATGACTTAGTGGATAGTACCACTCAGGCGTTGATGCGATTTCGTGCGGGTAACTTCATTCAGTTGCATGACGACGAGGATGAAGATGATGAAACTGAGGGACTTGTGCCAGAGTATTATTAGCCCTAAACTAGCGAAACAATAACTCTTTTTCGAGGGCCTCCGCATGGCCAACCAATCTGCACGAGAAATGCTTTCACGGCTTCCTGTTCGTATGGCCGACGGAGGCTCAGTCGCCTCTGCTAACCAAAGCGTATTGGATTTTATTAATAGCAATCCTAATGCCTCGTTGGAAGCTATTGCTACTAAAATCAATACCACTGGCGCAGACCTAGGCTCTCTTGCGGACTCACTCGGTATTTCAAGGGACGTAGCAAATCAGGCCTACGCTGAGGCCATGGCCACCAATAACGCCCTTTTGGCTGCTGAAGAGCGAATTCTTGGTGAGATCGCCGAGGACCCTTCTTCGTGGGACCCCGCCAAGGCCTACAACGCCATTTTGGAATCAGGCGTTACTGTAGAAGATGCTCTTGATGCAGGCGTAAAGCAATCTACTATTGATGCGATTTTCACCTCCGGCGCCCCGCTTCCTGTTACTGCGTTCTCTACTCCATCAACGGTAGCCTCTGCATATGAATCCGCCCCGTTTGTAGGGAAGGACATGCAGCCTTTCTACACTCAGGCACAGAACTACGTCGCAGGACTCATGGCCGACGGCGTAATAGACGAGAATGAACGCCGTGAAGCGCAGGCCCTTGCTATTCAGGGAGGTTACACATTCCAAGACATATTAGCGGCGGGCGTTGATCCGAGTATCCTGTTCAACGTGCCTGCTGCAAAGGAGCCGGACCCACCAGTTATTGTTGACCCGTTCCCCCAAACTCAGTTCCCTCAGACACAACCTGAGTACGTGCCGCCTACTGTTTATCAGCCGATTGACTTTGATCCAAGCGTGTTTGCTCCCGGCGAGCCTGCTTTGGATGTAGCATTCAGGGAAAGCGCACCAAGGACCGAGGTCCTTGATCAGTATGGCAACCTTGTTGGTTTTGACTACACGCCTGCTGCTAAGTTGCTCTCGGCCACCGGATCAGGATTCAGTTGGACACCGCCTACAGTCACTGGCCGACCTCGTTCGTTGATGTCTACTGGCACGCTAGGCCGTTATACCCAAGGCCGTGCAGCGCAGGACTTGCGTCAGTTGGTTGGTGGTAACGAAGAAGCGTATCAAGCGTTTGCGCCACTTCTGTCTCAAACAGGCAGCTACGGTGGTGGCCTGTCACGCTCACAGCTTTTTGCACTGATGCAACAGCAGGCGAATCAGCAAGGGCAACAGGAAGCGTCTAACTACGCACAGTTCGGCACGCGGTTCGGGGCTCGCCCTGCGGGGACCACGGGCTACAGTGAGATTGCCGAAGAAGTGCCTATGTACGCTGAGGACATGCGAGGCGTTAATGTTTCAACAGGTTCGCTGAACGACCCGATGACCGTAAAGCCTGTCGACTTTAGGTACGGCAGACCTTACGCGGAGGGCGGCGAAGTAAAAAAGCTTGAGGGCAGTGAAGAGCTTACTGCCGAGGGTGACACTGAAAGTGCAGGCATGCTAGCGAACCTGCTTCGCGGCGCTAAAGGAATCCCCTCTAGCATTTATGGCTATGGCAAGGATGTATTCCAGAGCCAGTCGCCTTCTGCAAAAGTACTAACAGATATTTTTGGCCTTGGCGGGGCTATACAGGAAAGCGCCGGAGAAGACCCCATAGGCTTTGCCTTGGACATGGCGCCTGTAACAGGTGAGATACGTTCAGGCATGGACGTTGATAAGTATTCTGATCTTGCCGACGAGGCCCGCGCTGCGGGGGACACGGAATCTGCTAGGATGTACGAGCAGATAGTCGCGTTGTCCATGGCGGGTGCAGTGCCGTTAGCCGGCATGGGAGCTCGAGCAGCTAAGCGCACTGCTAAGGCAGGCATCGAAGCGGCAGAAACAGCCGCGACTCAGTCCGCACGCATGTTGGATGAGATAGCGCCGACCACGGCCCAAGTGCCAGAATCTCCTGTAAGGGTCCCAGAGTCAGGAGCACCTGTAAAAGCTCAGGAATTTGTAAACTTAGAAGACCGCTCAGGTAAATTCAAACAAGTCTACAAAGGCATCTACCCTCATCAAGGGGATATTAAAACTCCTGAAGAAATGGTGGCTAGGGCAGAAAGGATTGGTCCAAGCTTCCAAGATGAGATTCGTGAGGTAACGAATAAATTAGGTCTTGAGAAGATAGAGACGTTTGGAGTTAAGGGGCTGAAGAGCCTTAAAGATAAAATTAACCGAAATTACGAGCTAGAGACTATTACCGACCCTATCCGTACTCGAATCTTAATTAACACTGCAGAAGAAGCAGAAAACGCTGCACGAATGATTGCGGACAAGATGCCTTCTGTAGACAGAGGCTTCCAAGTTATTCCCGGCAATGGTTACTTTGATAGAAAGCTTAATGTAATGTACACAGGACCTAACGGTGAGCGTCTGCTAGGTGAAATTCAGCTTGTCACACCAGAAATGGTTAGAGCATCTGAAGGACAAGGCCATAGGTTGTACGAAGTTGAGCGAAAGTTAATTGAAAGGTATGGAGGAAAAGAAAACATTCCTCAGACTCATATTCGCAGATTTGAAAACATGCAAGAAGCGCAACGCCAACTTTACGGAGGCGTTGCGGATCAGGCCGATCCTAAGATAGTAGAAGAGCTTATCCCTAAGTTTAAAAGGGGAGGCTACGTAGCTAAAGTAGGCAAAGCAGGTAAGTCTTGACCAATTACACCAAAGTTTTTTTCAAAGGTGTCTTTGTCCATTTCACTACCGGCATTAAAGAACTCAAGGATGCCAAGAGGCGTAGCCCTGCTCCATTCGCCTTTGGTATTTAAAAAGAACCCTGTAGCCTCAGTATCGTTGACATTACCAACAACTGCGGCTGTATTGTTCCACTCAAAATAGTGAGTAATGTTAAACATTTAATTCTCCTTTCTTTTATTCAGGGTGTATTTTAATATACTTCACGAATAAAAGACAATAAAACGGATAGTGTTATGCCAATAGACAAGGTTGTAAATCTAGCTCCGGTAACCGACATCAACGAAATGATGGGGGATGAGACGGACATCGAGGTCATTCTTGAGGATGATGGTAGCGCTGTCGTTGAAATAAGTGAAGATGATGACGTTGATTTTTACAGCAACCTTGCCGAGGTTATCGACGAAGACGAGCTAAACCAGATTTCTCTGGACCTTTTGGCGTTATTCGAGGCGGATAAGTCTTCGCGTTCTGACTGGGAAGACATGTACTCCAAGGGTATGGAGCTTCTGGGCCTTAAGATCGAAGACCGCACACGTCCGTTCCGTGGTGCTGCAGGCGCGGTCCACCCGATGCTTACAGAGTCTATCGTTCAATTCCAAGCGCAGGCATTTAAAGAGCTTATGCCCGCCGGCGGCCCTGTCCGCACGCAAACTTTGGGCAAAGAAACGCTCGATAAGGTCCAACAGGCCTCGCGTGTTCAAGATTTTATGAACTATCAGATCACTTCGGTCATGAAAGAGTACACGCCGGAATTCGATCAGCTACTTTTCTACGTCGGATACGGCGGTTCTGCGTTTAAAAAGGTTTATTATGATGAACAACTTGGCCGTATGGTCAGTCGTTTGGTTCTTCCTGACGATCTTTATATCCCTTACAACGGCTCGAGCGTCATTTCTCAGTGCCCAAGAATTACCCACCGCATTTCTATGGACTCAAATGAGTTCAGAAAGCGTGTTGTGGCCGGCGAATACCGCGATGTGACTGTTGAGCCAAGCGAAAATCCGCTTGGTGGCGATCAAATCCGCTATTCTATTGACAAAGTTACTGGTTTAGTCGAGACAGGCGAGCCCGAAGAGATATTTTTGCTCGAGTTCCAGATAGATTTGGACATTTTGGGCTTTGAAGACACAGATGAAAGTGGCGAACCGACTGGAATTAAGGTTCCTTACGTCGTTACATTGGACGAAAACAGCGGCCAAGTAGTCAGCGTCCGCCGTAACTGGCTAGAAGACGACGAATACAAGTGCCGACGCGAGTATTTCGTGCATTATGTGCTTGTAGAAGGACCCGGAGCCTACGGTTTGGGCTTTGTACACCTAATTGGTGGCCTTTCTAAGACCGCAACCTCTGCACTGCGTCAACTTCTTGACGCCGGAACGCTAGCTAACCTCCCTGCGGGCTTCAAAGCCAAGGGAGCGCGCATTGCAGACGAGGATGGGCCTATTCAGCCGGGCGAATGGCGGGATATTGACGCCGGCGGCGCTGAATTGACGTCTTCTTTGCTGCCATTGCCCTATAAAGAGCCCTCCCAGACGCTATTTACCCTTCTTGGCTTCACTGTAGACGCGGGAAGACGCCTTGCAGGCATTGCTGATATGCAGGTAGGTGATGGAAATCAACAGGCTGCTGTTGGTACTACACTGGCTTTGCTTGAGCGTGGCTCTATGGTGATGTCAGCGGTTCATAAGCGCCTTTACTACGCTCAGACGCAAGAATTTGAGATGTTGGCGCATGGATTTGGGCAATATTTACCCGATAATTACCCATATGACGTGCCCGGAGCGTCTAGATGTGTAAAAAAGGCAGATTTTTCCCACATGGTCGCTGTATTGCCCGTAGCGGACCCCAATGTATTCTCTGCTGCTCAACGCATTACTCTCGCACAGACTCAACTGCAGCTAGCGCAAAGTGCGCCGCAGATGCACAACATGTATGAGGCGTATTACCGCGTCTATCAGGCAATGAACGTGCGTGACATTGACGGCATTCTTAAAGTCCAAACTAACCAGATGCCTAAGGACCCTGCTAGCGAGAATATGGAAGTGGCCGATGGCAAAGAGCTCAAAGCCTTTGCCGGTCAACAGCATGACGCCCATATTGCCTCTCACTTAATGATGGGCTTATCTCCTCTTATGCAGGCCAACCCTTTAGCCGCGGCAGAACTGCAAAAACACATCTTGCAGCACATTCGTTTGAAAGCGGAAGAGGCCACTGAGGCAGAACTGTTTATGGAGTACGGTGAAGACCCAGACAGAATGATTTCTGACTTGCAACGTGAGGCAATGATCTCTATTAAGGTCGCCGAGTACATGATCGAGATGAAGTCTGTGCAAGGTCAGCTTTCTGGAGAAGGCCAAGGCGAAGACCCAGTTGTGGCGCTCAAAGCACAAGAGCTTCAGCAACGCGCTGTTAAGGACCAAGCAGACATTCAGGCCAAACAACAGAGCCTGCAGCTAGATCAACAACGTATTGCTGCTAATCAGCAGGCCAACGAAGCGCGTATTCAAGGCCAGAAAGACATTGCTGATCAGCGCGCAGCCGTTGCCATGGAGCGAATCTATGCTCCTAAACAAGGAGGCCGCTAATGCCTTTGAAAAAAGGTTCTAGCCAAAAAACTATTTCTAGCAATATCCGCACTGAGATTGCCGCGGGTAAGCCTAAAAAGCAGGCGATTGCAATCGCCTTAAACACTGCAGGCAAGAGTAAGCCTGTTAAGAAAAAAGCCGGAGGCTCTGTGAAGAAGCCTGCGGTTAGAACCGTCAAGAAGCGTGACGGTAACAGACCCGTTAAGATTTATTAACGCAAGCCTTCCAGATGGTGGCACTAAACCGTCTGCTTACATGGAAACACGACCATGCTTGAGTTCG